TCCGACCAAGCTATGTTGCCGATGAACTTTTGCCCTACATGGATGAGATTGACAAGCCCAAGCATTACCCAGAAAGCCCTTGGGCATTACTCAATGACATCATCACCGGATTCCGACCAGGCGCGTTATACATTATTGGAGCAAGACCAGGCGTGGGTAAGACCATTGTTGGTTTACAGATTGCTTGGGAGCTATCAAAGAACGGACCTGTATCGTTCCACAGCCTAGAGATGGGCAAGACCGAGCTGTATAACAGGATCATCGCTAGCCAAGCTGAGGTGCCACTAAGTGCTATCGAGAAGGGTCACCTGCAAGAGTGGATGTGGGAAAGAATCTTGAAGGTAAGAACCCAGATACAAGAACACAGATTGGCTATTCATGACAAGTCAGGTCAAAACCTGTTACAGATACGAGCATCGGCAAACAGCGTAAAAGGCAACGGCTCGCTTGAGGCAATAGTTGTTGACTATCTAGGACTGATTCAAGACACCGAAAAAGGTCGCAAGCGTTACGAGATGATTACCGACATCTCAATCGGGCTAAAGAACATGGCAAGGGATTTGAATGTTCCGGTAATCGCGCTAGCTCAGCTGAACCGAGGCCCAGAGCAGCGCAAAGATTCCGAGCCTGACATGGCTGACCTAAGAGATTCAGGTGGCATCGAGCAGGATGCCGATGTTGTTATCTTGCTTCACCGCAAGTCAGTTGATGAGGATCAGTTTGAATGGCAAAAGAGCCAGATGATAATGAAGGTGGCAAAGAACCGACATGGTGGACTTGGAGAAGTCGCGCTCAGGTTCGAGGGTCACCTTTCCAGAGTGATTGGCTAAGCTTATGCTGTGGATGACAATGTGGCCTTATGCTGCCGATGTGGAGCAACTTGGAAGGTCAATACGCATAAACGCAAGCGTAAAGACCTCAAATGCCAATCCTGTCGGATGCACCGAGCCTTGGTCATCAAGTATGGATCCGAGAAGTGCATCCCTTGGCAGGGCGATTTTGACAAGGCTACTCTCACCATCCCAATCTTTGACGGCAAGCCAGTCCTACCTGGCACTAGAACTTGTGGGCATCTCGACTGCACCAATCCCAACCATGTCGCTGGTGACCACTAGAGTAAAACAACAAATCGAAAGGAAATAAAGAGATGGCAATAATCAAAGTAAAGGGCACAATCACTAAGGTGTTTTGGGAAGCCAAGGGCCTTATTGTTACAGAGTCATACACCACTAGAGCTGGCGACACAGTTGAAAAGCAATTTACAGTCTGGCTAAAGTCACCAACCACACTAGAGGTCGGTGACACAGTTCAAGTCGAGGGTCTGTTGTCAGTTGAGATTGAGGCTTGGATAAATCAAGATGGCTCACCAAAGCTAAACCGAGAAGGTCAGCCTGGTCAGTCAATCAAGGTAAGCATCAACAACCCTCAAGTAGTTCCAGCCGAGCCAATCAGCATCATCAAGGGTATCTTTGAGCCGACACACGAGCCAAGTCCCTTTTGAGAAATCTCCGTTGGCTAGTCCCTGCCCTCACCGCCGGCATACTACTGAACCTATCGCTTCAAGATAAAAGCGTTCTTGATGGTGTGGGACTGGCCTTCGGTATCCTTTATTGTTGGGCTGCCATAATGGGAGCATGGGAGCTGTATGGCAGAGGTAAGCCTTAGCGTTACAGGCGACCCAGCCAGCCAAGGATCACACGCCATAATGCATGGCAGGATTGTTCAGGTCAATAGCTCAAAGCACAAGGCATGGCGTAAGGCCATAGTCCAAGAAGCAATTGCTACCCTGCCGGATGACTGGCAACCAATAAATGAGCCATGCGAGCTTATCGTCAACTTCTATCTACCCAAGCCCAAGACCGTAGATCGCCAGCTACCCAGCGTGTCACCTGACCTAGACAAGCTCATAAGGGCAGTAGGCGACTCCCTGACGGATTCAGGGGTAGTCATTGATGACAGCCGAATTGTCCGAATCTCAGCCCGTAAGCTCTACGCCGAGGGCATCGCCCCAGGGGCCACAATTCAGGTCAAAACCCTCAACTAGCCCTTTAGCGCGACACGCCGATAATTAGGGAAATTTGCCAAAATTGCCAGAAAAAGGCAAAAACTGTGCTATCTTGAATACATAGCCCAAGGGGGGCTAGAAAAGGAGCATCAAATTGAACGCAGTACAGAGCAAAGTTTCACAGCTAGTAGCACTTGCAGCAGACTATGGATTTGAAGCAGGAGTAACAAACATAAGTGACAGCTATGTAGTTGTTTACATGGTCTCAGCAAACCTAAAATGCAGAGTAGTAGAAACAGAAGCCGGTAACGCATCTGTGACCACTTGGGAGCGCAAGCACAAAGTTCTTAATACTTCACTTGAGCCAAGGCTTTCCCACTACAAGGCGATTGCTGACAGAAGAGCAGCGAGAGTCGCATGAAAATAATTATCCTTTACCTATTTGGACTAACCGGCATCCTGATCGCAAGCTGGCAGATACAAGAGATACATCTGGGCTGGGGTTACACACTCGGAGTCGCAGGTTTGATTCTTGCCTTCTTTGTAGCAGTCAACGCACTAACAAAGGACACTCGCAGATGAATGAGAAACAACTAGCTGAGCAGATTATTGCTGAGGCCCAGAGGTGGACTCAGAACCAATACACACTTCAAGTAGGAATACCATTTAGGGATTCGACAACAGAGAATGAAGCCAAGGCTCGCATTGAGCTAATACAACACATCAAGCAAACACTAAAAGAGATGAGATCAAATGCCTAACTACAATCCAGAGCCACTTGAGTTCGCAGTCACCGACTACAACCCCAACCAATACAACTTTGGTGTTGCCAAGTCAGACGGAATCTACATGGGCAGGATGCTTATGAAAAACGAGGTGCTAAGTCTTATCAAGGCAGCGTACCCAATCCCAACCAAAGCAATCGCTAAGGTCATTGACATCGTGGACAGCATTGAAATCTATGTTGACCCTCAATACAACATTTCATCGAGGTAGCCATGAAGCTGACACCCTACGCAGAAGGCTTTTACGCCGGCATCCGTCACCAGCGCAACAACATCCTTGACTTTGTATCTATCCACTTGGATCAGGGCTACATGGTTACAGCCGAGGACATTGTTGACGAAATAAACGGCCAGTACAAGAAAGACATGAGCCAGCAAGTTGATGCCATGATGGATGGCAGCCTTGACAAGCTAATCCGCAACCTAGATGAGCTGTCCTACACAGTCAGCAACATCGAGAGGCAAGCACAGGAGATAGTTACCGAGGTGAATAAGAACCTATGAAGTCAACAATAAAAGGGGTAAGCCTAAGCACTAACTTTGATGCAACAGTTCATAGATACTTTGACGAGAACGCAAAGCTACTGCTCTCAAAGCACAATGACTATGGCCCGACCAACATCAGCAACGCACCTGGTGGACCTATCAATGGCCTACGAGTCAGGATGCACGACAAGTTGGCAAGGATCAATCACTTGACTGATTCCGGCAACGCACCCGAGCATGAAGCCTTGCGCGATTCTTTCATTGACCTTGCAAACTACGCAATTATCGGTTTGCTAGTCCTAGACGGAGAGTGGCCTGAGAAATGATTGGATGGCGACCTAACCGAGAAGAATCGCGAGCGCGGAAATTGACTGAGGCTTTTGGCAGAGGCTTTGCCAAGGGTTATGTTCAAGGGACAAAAGAAATGGCTGACTACCTGACTGAGCAAATTATCCACGCAATCAATCAGGATGCAGTCCTAAGAAGCACAGTCGATGTTGACACCATTGAAAGAGTGGTCGAGATTATTGAGGCGGTGAGGGACATTGGCAAAACACAGAGCTGAGAGGCAACCGATCAACTGGCGCATCATGCGAGTTCATTGGGCATACAAGACACTAAGAATCAGGCGAGCCTTCTACACATTCCTGTATAAGGTTTCACGATGACTCACTTTAGTAACGCTGATGAGCGTGAAATCTTTGATGCAATCTTGCTACTCAAGGATGAAAACCTAGTCTGGTCGAATGACCTAGAAGCAATCAGGCGCAATCTTGCCAGATTGATGGAAAGAATAATGCAAGTGGAATGGCACTACCTTGAGCCAGAAATCGGTGACTTGGCTCTAAACTTGATAAGAGAAACTGAAAGGGAAAACAATGCTCGAAGGACTAGCACCACAGGTGAAGAAATCATCTTGCAAAGTAAGAACAATCTTGGAAACTCTGGACACCAAGGATCAAGCAATTCTTGTCAATGCCATAAGCAATGACTCTTGGACAGCACCAGCACTAGCCAGGGAACTAACGGCGAGGGGCATCGCAATCAGCGAGAAGCCTATTCTGCTACACCGAAGGAAAGAGTGCAGCTGTGCTAGATAGTATACTTAAAGTTAGAACCCCTGCATTGCTATCAACAACCAGGGGAATGACCGAAGATTGGAGCTTCGATATGGAAAGTATAAAGGTCTGCCCTGACTGTGGCAAATCAAAGCCAAGGTCCGAATACAACTTCAAGAATCGGCAAAAGCAAACATACCAGTCTTATTGCCGACCTTGTGAAAAAATTAGGCATAGTGACTTTGCCACTAAGAATAGAGATCAAGAGTTAGCTCGTAAGAAAAGCTATTACTACGCAAACCGCAAGCGTCTTTTGCAGTATAAAAAAGACAACTACGAACTGACTAAACCTGAAAAGTTACTTCAGGCAAAAAGTTACAGACTGGCAAACGCCGAGGTAATCAAGCAAAAAGCAGACAAGTATTTTGCAGAAAACAAAGAGCTTGTCAGACATCACGCTCGCCTTAGAAAAGTTCGCAAAAAAACCAATGGACTTTATTTAGTCACTCTAAAGGAACAGAGGAAACTTTACTCCCAGCCATGCTTTTACTGTGGCTCTTTAGACTCAATACAGATAGATCATGTAGTCCCCTTATCAAGAGGCGGCACACACTCGATAGGTAATTTACTGCCAGCTTGTGCATCTTGTAACAATCAAAAAAACAGATGGTTCATTACTGAGTGGCGAACCCTAAAAATGAAGTGGGGACAAAATGCTTGACAATCTTGAGCCAGCACCAAAGGTAGAAACACCTAAAGAGTACCGACCTGCCTTTGAGTTTGATGGCAATGAGGGTTGGGCGCAACTACCAGCAACATCCGGTGTACCGAGCTTTGATGACTTCCTAACTCAGCAGGGCTTCGACCCAGATGAGTTTGAGGTCACCGGAACTCCACGCACATCGCGCTGGCAACGCTATGACGGCGAATGGCTATCTAGCTATCGGTTCACCTTCAGGCGCAGGGTTGCAAACCTTGACCTGCCATTGCTTTACTCACAAGCCAAGAAAGGTTACAAGCCCAAGAAAGACTTCAGAACAGATTCTGAAAAGGCTTTAGTGATTCTTTGGTCTGACTTACAGGTTGGCAAGGTTGACCATCGAGGCGGCATTGAAGCCATGATTGCCAGAGTAGAAGAAACAAAAGAAAAGCTTGTTGCCCTGCTAAAGAAAGAAAAGCCAGCCAAGATTATCTTTGTTGACTTAGGTGACACAGTAGAAGGCTTTGACAACACAGGTGGCAATCAGCTTCAGAGCAACGACCTCAGCCCAATGCAACAGGTTGACATCGCAACTACCTTAGCTTGGGATCACTTGAAGCTACTAGCGCAATACAGCAATGACATCACTTACGCTTCGGTTGGCTCGAACCATTGCCAGTGGCGTGTAAGGGGTAAGCAGCAAGGCACACCAACCGATGACTGGGGTATCCACATAGGTCGCACACTTGCAAGGCTGGCAAAAGAAACTGAAATGCCCATCAAGTTCTATGAACCTCAAAAGCATGACGAGTCTTTAGCCATAGACATCTTTGACGACCAGTTCCACATACTCGGCATCTGGCATGGACACCAAAGCCCAAGACCAGACCAAGTGCCTACCTGGTGGCGACAGCAAGCCTTTGGTAAGCAACCTGTTGGGGATGCAACCATAGGGGTATCTGGACACTTCCATCACCTCAGAGTGCTAGAGCTTGGCTCAACCTCAAGAGGATCATCACGCTTCTGGATTCAGGCAAGCACTATGGACAATGGCTCAGGCTGGTGGCGACTACGCTCAGGCGAGGACTCTGTGCCAGGCTTAGTAACCTTTGTGCTTGACAAGGGCGTTGACTTCACCGGAACTGTTTACAAGCTATGAAAATCGGTAGCTTATTCAGCGGTTACGGCGGTCTTGACTTAGCTGTTACAAAGCTCACAGGTGCTGAGGTTGCTTGGCATTGTGAGTGGGAAGATGCACCAAGCCAGATACTTGAGGCACACTTTCCAGGCGTTCCAAACTACCGAGATGTTAGCAAGGTTGACTTTACACAAGTTGAGCCAGTTGACATACTCACAGGTGGCTTCCCTTGTCAGGATTTATCTCTGGCAGGTAAGCGCGCAGGATTACAGGATGGAACTCGGTCAGGCCTATGGTCAGAGTTCTACCGAGCAATACAAGAAATAAAACCAAAGCTAGTTATCATCGAAAATGTTAGGGGTTTACTAAGTGCAAAAGCCAACAATGGTATGGAATACACAGATGAAGTATTGGGAACACTCAACGGAAAGCCAGCTCTTAGAGCTATCGGAGCCGTTCTTGGGGACTTGGCAGACATCGGGTACGATGCTCGCTGGTCAGGTGTACGAGCTAGTGATGCCGGAGCGCCACATCAACGATTCAGAGTCTTTATCCTTGCCTACCCTAGCAACCCCAACAACAGGTGAAACAGTTGGTCCATCACTAGCAACAAGCGGTGGAGAAAACCTTAGAACTCAGATTGCAATACTGAATGGCAAGTATGAGCTACTACGCACCCCAGTAGCAAGTGAAGCTGAGGGTGGAGCAGTAGCACCAGAGGTTGCAAAAGCTAATGGTCAGACACTAAGACTTAGCGGTCAGATGATTGACATGGTTGCACCTGAGCAATTACCTAAGTTAGCCAAATCAAGACTTAGTGTTCCTACTCCAACTGCCAGCGATGCAGTCTTCGGTGGGTTAGTGCGTAAGGTTACGCAAAGCTCACCTAACAGAGGTGTTGGGTTGCCATTATGGGCTAGCCGAATTGTTACAAGCTTTTACCTACCAACACCAACCACAAGAGATTACAAGGATGGCTCAGAGCCACATAAAAGAGATGGCAAGGTGCAGACAGACACAGTAGCCAGAGCAGTATTCAATAGCGGTGAGGTATTGCTTGGCACACCAAGAGCTACTGCTGCCAACTCATCGAGCAAGCAGGTAGAGCTAGGCGCACCTAAGTCACGCATAGAAGATCAAGTCAAGCTATTACCCACCCCGCTTACAACTGACGGAAGAATAAACAATTCAGATGGAGCATGGCGGCGAGATAATCCAGGATTAGGCACAATGGTTCATCACACCAATTGGGGTAAGTTTGAGCCAGCCATAAGACGATGGGAAGCTATCATCGGCAGACCTGCACCAGAGCCAACCAAGCCAGACGGCAAAGATGGAAACCATAGACTCTCATCTAAGTTCACAGAGTGGATGATGGGACTACCTGAAGGGTGGATAACAGACATAGGACTAAAGCGTAACGATGAGCTGAAAGCCTGTGGCAACGGAGTAGTGCCTCAGCAAGCAGAGCTAGCCCTTAGCTTGCTAGGCATCAAGGAAATACTAGAAAGAAACTAATGCCTACATACGATTACAAATGCAAGACCTGTGACCTCAAGATGTCTGTCATAAGAAAGATAGACGAGCCAGATAGAACCCCACTCTGTGCCAACTGTGTCAAAGACTTAGTGAGAGTGTATGACCCACCAGCAGTAACCTTCATGGGTATCGGTTGGGGTAAAGATGCTTAGGTTTCCAAAACCATGCCTGGTGTGTGGGGTACTGACCAAGGGACTGAGCAGGTGTGATACACACCAAGCTGATTGGCAAGCAGTAGAAAATTTAAGACTGAAAGACATGAAGGCTAGGCGGCCCAACCTGTATGACAACAACTACCGCAAGAGGGCCAGGGTAGTACGCCAG